TAGTCTGCAAACCACTCTCCGGATTTGGTTAATCCGGCGTCGAAGGCCGCCATCTGCACGATTGCGTGATGCGTAAACGCCAGCATAGCCCATGAAGACAAGGCTCCCATTGGTTGCCCTGCCCCATAAGCCACCGTACCTCTTTGTGTTTTTCCTTTAATAGGTTTATACACATAGTCGTAATGTCTTCCGACTAGCATACTTGCCCATAGGTTAGCACCATGAGAAGTCATAAACTTACTCAAAATCGTCATTTGGACGATAAGTGGTAATCTATCGGTAGCTGCTGTTAAATCATATGAATAATACGGACCTTTCGGCTTTGTATCAATCAGACGTCTAACAGGAGCTAACTGGTCAGTAGTTCCATCTTGGGGAATAAGAGACAAAATCTCAAACAGGGCATCATGAAGAGGCTTCATTAACCACTGAGTAAAGGGATCCACATAAGCGAATACCCTTACTTTCCCGGCAGCTTCCTCTTTAAAACCGAGCCGGCCTAGGGTTCTCCCGTAGGTCTGCCCGAGTACTGTTCGCATGCCTTTATAAACCGAACTTCGGATATCTAAAGGGTCACACATTGGTAAAAGAATCCGACTCCAAGAGTCAATTCTATTTAACAACCAGACATTTCCCGTCATGTTACACCAATCTTTCAAAATTGGGAACATTTGAGGGTTATCTTGCCAAGCAACAATAGCTGCAAGGATCGATGCTGGAGCAGTACTTTGTACCGTTGCAGTTTCGCTTTTGGTTATTTTTATATAACCAGCAGCTGACGATGCTTTACGTATGATAAAAGGAGTTGCACGGAGCGACCGGATAAAATCCCATGGTTCCAACCAGTTTAAACCTATCTTCGTATCATCGAAACGAGGTAGATTTACTAAACCCGGCCAAAATGCTGTTTCCAGCAGATGGTTAATCTTAGGTAAATTACCAGGGTCCATCGTTGATGGACTGGTAATTGTACTTAGGTTGAGTTTACCTGGCACTTCAAGGACTCTGTATAGACTAAACATAGTCATCCAGAACTTGAATATTTTTGGCTCATGGATCCGTGCTCGATGGAGCATTGGGATTACCCTAGGGTACCCCGAACGCGTTCTGGCGAAGCGAATCTTCAAACCATTCATACTTTCTAGTTTATGTTTTCCGCTGGCTTGCTGTAAAATTACAGTACAAGCCTTAAGGTATATAACAAGGCCTTGTAGGCCATTGTTTTTAATATATTTAAAGCAGAAATTCATAAACACTATAATAACTTTTACTAGACCTATAGATTTATCCAAACCTATTAGTGAAC